GTGAACTCGCAGAATACGCAGGGCGACAATTCGTCGAGCTGTATGCGGACTTCGTGTTTCCCGAAAAAGCGTAAAGCGTAGAGCGAAGCGATATGCAAGGCTATATAAGCATACATCGAAAAATCAAAGAGTGGCGACACTACAAAGAGCCGGCTGTCAAAGCTGTGTTTCTCGACTTGTTGCTCGATGCTGCACACAAAACGACTGTGCAGAGCGGTGTGCGTCTCGCAGTCGGTGAGTGCATCTCATCGACACGCACTCTCGCTGCTAATAATGGCCTTACAGTAAACACTGTGACGAAAGTCATCAGACTGCTTGTTGAGAGTGGTGAGATAGCTCGCCGACGTGTCGGCAACACGACTATTTTCACCATTCTCAAATATGCAGACTATCAAGACAAAAGCAGTGAGGGTGTCGCAAAAGGAAATACACCTAAATCAGGTGTCGCAAAAAGCGTAACACCACCCGTGCAGGTGTCGCAAAATGAGATACACCACAATGATGTAGGTGTCTCAAAAGAAGATACACCGGTGTCGCAAAATGAGATACACTGTGTCGCAAAAAGCGTAACACCACCACATTATAATATAACAATAAAAAAAGATAACAATAATCTCGGCGGCGATATGCGTGTGCGTGCGCAAGAGCGTGTAGAGAATTTGAGATGTCAAGTTTTAGACAGTTGGAGCATCGAGCAAGCGTGTTATCTCAATCACATCACAGAAGAGCAGTACAAACAGCTCGCAGAAGAAATCTTCAGCGATTGGCTCTTTGCGCTTGATGAGAGCAAGCCGGAGCAGCCGCAACTTGACGACATCAACAAGAAACACTTTCTCGCAGTATTACGCATCAAAGCACAGATACTTGTAAAATCTCAACGCAATGGAACTGAAAACATTCAACAAAACAGAAACATTCAACGAAGAGGTGTTGACACAAAAGCTGTTAAGTCGGAAGACTACGATACAGCGTTTTAGACTGCCGATGACCATTGAGCAGGCGCAGACTTTTCTCAAAGCGTCATACGTCGCTGAAGTCAAGTTTCGCAACCGTACATTCATCGAAGATGAGCGCATCAACGCTCACATCGCACATCTCGCAACCTTCTTGACTGACAACAACTCGAAGTTCGGTGTGATGCTCTGCGGCACATACGGCAACGGCAAAACGACTTTGCTCTATGCTCTGCGTGCAGTTGTCAGTCTGCTGTCAGATTGCGGCTACATCGAACACGGCTCAAAATTGGTTGTCTATGACGCACGAGAGCTGTCAAAGCTCTACAAAGACCGTGACCCGGAGACCTTCAACGATGCGTGTCGTGAGCGACTGCTCGCTATCGAAGACATGGGAAAAGAGCCGACTGAAGAGCTGAACTACGGCAGCATCATCTCGCCGGTTACTGAACTGCTCGAATATCGCTACAACAATCAGAAGTTCACAGTCATCACGACCAATCTCACACCGAAAGAAATCCGTGAGAAGTACGGCAATCGCATCGCAGACCGCTTCAACGAGATGATGTGCGTGTTGAATTTCGGCGCAGCAGATACTTTCAGAACGAGATAAATCGAAAATAAGCTGTTTTCCGTGCGTCTCGCTCATGCAGACGATAAATCCTCAACCGAAAGTTTTGCGTGCAGCAGGGCGCAAAATAGACGCAACCACGACGATTTTACAGCAATGAGAGCAATCACTAATCACATAAGATTTGATGCAACGAGCTTCGACAAATGGTTCGCAAAGAACTATCTCACGCTCGTTACAGTCATCGGCTTGAATGACACTGACTGTCTGCACGACGCTTATCTCGAACTGCGAGACAAGCACTTGTCACGCATCGACTACACGCAGCAGACGATTGACGCTTACAACCGCTACAAGCAGAGAGCTATCAACACGAGCTTCAAGTCATTCAACCCCGACCCGTTGTTTTGGCTATTTCAGTGCGACACGCTCATTGACGATGACAACGACGGCGGCATTGATTTCGTATCGCTGAAGCGCAGCATCATCGCTTACGTCAAGCGTGCGCTCGATGAGTTTGAGCGAGAGATATTGTTGATGAAGCTCAACACCGGCGCAAATAATCAGGACATCGCAGACTGCATGGGAGTGTCAGTCAAAGAAATTTCTCTGCATCTGCGATTGGCAGTCACACAAGTTAAACAGAACTATAAATTTCGCACAGATGAATTTTATAAACAATTTTCACAACAATGACAGCAGAAGAAAGACAGAACATCGCAGCGCAAGCAATGTGCGCATTGATTACTCGACAAGCAATCAAGTTTGAGAACAAGAAGCAGCTCGTTGACAACGCTATCGCTTACACCGATATGCTCGCACGTCGGCTCGAAGAGATACCGGCAGACGCTCAACAGCGCAGTGAGAGCGGTAAGCGCAGAGAGAAAGACAATCGCAGGGTGATGGGCGAAGTTAACGGAGTTAAGTATTACAGCCCTTTTTGATATGGGTAACATCATCTACAAAGGTCTCGTTGAGCAAGCTCTCTTGCACAACAAGCAGAAGATGCTCAACACGCAGATTGATGTCTTTCGTCGCAGCGGTCTCGACGATGCGGCGAAACGACTGCTGCCGGAGTACAACAAAATCGTCAGCGAAATCAAGCGACTTGACAGCGTAGTCGAGCAGCAGCGTCGCAACACGTCACACGCATTGCTCGTGTGTTTCGTCATCGCAGACCTGGCTACACTCGCAGCAGACCAATTCGCAGACGTGTGCAAGCGAGAGTGCGCCGGTCTCACGTCAGCTGACAACGAGTTTATCAAGTTGATGCGCTTTCACGCAGAGACAAGCGCAAAGCGGTGGAACGAGCTTGTGTGCATTCTTGATGAGGGCGGCAACGAGCGTCTCTCGATGTTCTACGCTGACTTCAGCGAGCAAATCACCGACAAAGTTTTGCCGGCGGTCAACGCTGCTGTGCGTGAAGTGATGAATACAGACAAAGGTCGCAAGATGCTATGAGCGCAATCAGTGAGACATACAACTGCGACTGCTACGAGTATATGCGCACGCTGTCTGACAAGTGCTTTGACTTGGTGATAGCAGACCCACCGTATGGCATCGCAGCAGACGCACGACAGCAGAACCGTGCCAACAAGCGGCACGGCAACGCTGCTGCTGCGTCTCGTGACTACGGCACAGCTGCATCGTGGGACTTGCAAGCACCGGCGCAAGAAGTCTTTGATGAGATATTTCGTGTGTCACGACATCAAGTAATCTTCGGCGCAAATCACTTCATCTCACGAATGCCATACGACGCAAGCTGTTGGCTCGTGTGGGACAAAGACAACGGCAATAACGGCTATGCAGACTGCGAGCTTGCTTGGACTTCGTTCCCGTCTGCTGTGCGCAAGTATCGCTACACTTGGCACGGCATGATACAAGAAGACATGAAGCACAAAGAGCAGCGCATTCACCCGACGCAAAAGCCGGTATCGCTATATCGTTGGATTATAGAAACTTACCTACCGAAAATAGGGGGGGGTAAAATCTTCGACCCTTTTCTCGGCAGTGGCTCATCACGTCTCGCAGCATACAGTCTCGACGTTGACTTCTACGGCTGCGAGCTTGATACGAGATATTACGAGATGCAACAAGAACGCTTCGAGCGTGAGTGTCTCAACATCATCTCGCTGAACGGAAAGAAAATCAAACAACCAACATTATTTGACATCTAAACGCAACTGAAATGGGACGAACAACTATCACAGAACAGCAAATTGAGCAAGTGCTTTCTCTACGCAAAGAGGGACACAGCTTCAAGAAAAGCGGCGAAATGGTCGGTATCAGTGAAATATCAGCATTACGCATCTGTAAGCGCAACACTAAAACCGACAAGATGAACCCGGCTTATCAAAAGCCACTATGCGAGTGCTACCCACGAGAGATATTCGCTTATCTGCGAACTCTCGGCTATGAGGGCGAACTAACTATCAAGCAAAAAGTAAAAATTTAACAACAAGACAACATGACTATGAACATTGCAGAAATCATCTTGACTGTGTTTCTCGCAATCTCGTGCATCATCGGCGGCATTCTGCTCTATCGTCTCGAACACGTTACCGCTCTCAACATCGACTTGAAGCGTGAGAACGAGACGATGCGCAAGCAGATAGCAGAGATTGACAGCTACATCAGAGAGCAGATTGACAGAGTGCTTAAAGCGAGAGAGCAGAACGGCAAACAGTAACGACTATGACACACGAACAACGTAAAGACATCATGCGTCAAGCATCAAGAACGGCAATGAGCCGCTACGATGACACAGAGCGGCAAGCGGCATTCGCCGAAGGCTATGTGATTTGCGCATTCAACATCGACATCGACTTGATGACGATTAAAGACATCAGCGAGAAAGAACCGGCAGTCGGTGAGCGTGTGTTCGCCGTATCAGTTGAGTATCGCACAGATGATGACTTCGACATCGACGTGCAGGCACTCAACTACGACAAAGAGCTTTTCGCAAAGCTCGGTGTGCGCTACTGGTTGCCATTTACAATTAACGTATCATATAAAACAGAGACAAAATGAATTTCGACATCAGACCAAACGAAGAGACGAATGCGATTGAAAGTCGCATTCACAAGCAATGTAAAGAGATGACATCATTTGTGCAAGAGCATCAAGTGTCGCTCATCATCTTGGCAGAGTACAAAGAAGTAGATAACGGTATTCGATGCGCTGCAACATCGAGCCTTACTCTTATTGAAGACCAACACAAGAGAAGCATTCTCGCATTAGCAGGTGCTATTGCCGATAATATGATGCAAAATCAAGAATTTGCTGAAATCATCTGCAACGCAATGGGTGTCTTCGTTAAACGAGTTGAACAGCAAGTATCACAGAACTGACATGGAGCGGCGCATAGAGATAGCAACTTACGTCGTGTGCAGCGACTACGGCATCACGGCAGAGCAGCTCACGGCACCCGGCCACAAGTGGCATCAAGCCGATGCACGAGCTATATTGAGCTACATCTTGCGCACGCAGTGTGAAATGACATTCATGCAGATTGGTCGCTTGATACACCGGCATCACTCGACTGTCATCTGCAACGTCCGCAAGGTTGATTTATGGCTTCACAATCCTAAAATCTTTGCAAAAGAGAACTACAAGTTTGAGAGTATCATTGAACGATTTAACACTTTAACAAATGAAGCAGAAAGAGCAACAACTTTCAAATGAGCTTGTCAAGCAAGAGCTTCAGACGCTCATCGACAACATCGACGAGCGCAACGAGAACTTGTTGAGCGCAGCTCGCAAGGGCAAGAGCATTGAGCAGCAGAACAACATTCGTCTGCGCTCGACACCTTATCTGTCGCTGCAACGTCGTGGTCTCATCACGGTTGACTATCTCATCGCAGAGTTCGACCGCATTCAAGAGCGCACGACACGTCACAGCAGCGCAGAGCGCAAGTGCATTGTAAATCTTGTGCTTACAGCGGTGCATAATGCTGCTGTCAAGCAGGCAAAACAGCAAGAGAGTAATGACAACAAAAAAGACACAGAACATGACACTGAATGAATATCAACATGAAGCACTCTCGACGGCAATCTACGACCGTCAGTTTGCAGTAATCTACCCGGCACTCGGCATCGCCGGTGAAGCCGGTGAGTGCGCCGACAAAGTGAAAAAGATACTGCGTGACACTCGCATAGTGCGCAATGCAGACACCGGCGCAATCATGCTTGACACAGAGCAGCAGCACGCTCTCGCTCTCGAAATCGGTGATGTGCTATGGTACTGCGCAACACTCGCTCGTGACATCGGCATGACGCTCGAAGAAGTCGCAGAGTTGAATATCGAAAAACTCAACTCACGCAAGCAGCGTGGCAAGCTCGGTGACAACAGATAATTTTTATCAACATCAAAAATCACAGAACAATTATGACGAATTATTTTGAATGTCGTGTAAGCTACGACAAGACGCTTGAAAGCGGTGCTATCAAGCAAGTGACAGAGAGTTATCTCGTGGAAGCCATGAGCTTCACAGAAGCAGAAGCACGCATCACTCAACAAATGCAGCCGTACATGAGCGGCGAGTTCTCTGTCTCGGCGGTCAACCGCCGCAAGTACGAAGACGTGTTGCTTGACGATTACAGAGACAAGCTCTATCACGTCAAGCTCATGTTCATCACGATTGATGAGAAGACAGCCGCAGAGAAGCGCAAGCCGTCTTATCTGCTTGTGCAAGCTCGTGACATCGCAGATGTGTTAAGTCAAGTTGAGATACTTATGAGCGACAGCGTGACAGACTACGACATCGTGTCAGTGAGCGAGAGCCGCATTCTCGACGTGTTTGTGTGTAACGACAAAGCATAGTGACTATGAGCAGAGCAGACGAAATCAAGCAAGCGGCTGAAAGGCTTGCAGAGACGAAGAACAGTTACGATGCGCAGCAGCAGTGTCTCTACGACTTCGAGTTTGCGGCAGCGTGGGCAGACGAACACCCGTCAGAGAACACGATACGTCGCATCGCATCGCTTTTCAATGAGTGGTTTGACAGCGACAGTCAAGAGCGGTATATTGACTACATCAAGCAGCGTTTTTGAGCCATGAGCAACGATAGAGCAAGGTGGTTCTTCAACAAAGTGCAAGCGATGCGTCAGGCGCAACGTGAGTATTTCAAGACACGCTCGCACTCTGCGCTGCGTCAAAGCAAAGCTCTTGAACGTGAAGTTGACGCAGAGATAGAGCGAGTGAACAAGATTATAGGCGCACCGACAGCGTTCCCGGTGCAAGGTGATATATTTTCTCAACCCGACAATTAAACGCTCGCAGGGCGCAAATCTGTGCGCTCTACGAGCATTCTAAACACGAAACAGATATGAAAGCGAACAAGAAAGTGGTTCTCACTCTTTCGAGAGTGTTCCCGAAGCCGCACCCACGACACGGCGAGCCGACGCTTTTCAAAGAGCATCTCGGCAACACGCTCTGCAATCGTCATGGCAAGCGCAAGCTGCACACGATACGCAAGAACTTTGACCGTTGGGCGCACAACATCGACAAAATCAACAAAGGTGACTTTTATTTGAGCGTGCGACAATGGAAAGACAAGCCGTATCGCTCGCATCAAGTCGAAATCTTTGAGATACGCAAGCACGTCGGCTATCAGCGCATCACGCTCATCTACGACAACAACACAGATGAGTTGAGCTGCTACATCGACGGCATGGCTCACAACGACATCGTGCAGCTCGCAGCGAATGACGGTCTCTCGCTCGAAGACTTCAAAGCGTGGTTCTTTCCACCGGCGACACGAGCAGAGCGCAACGTCATTCACGGTGTAATCATTCATTTCACCGACTTCAGATATTAGTAGTATAATATAATAACATCGTAGTAACATAACACAGTACAAAATAACTTCTATGGCAGTATCATTCAATCAAGCGACAGTTGTCGGCTATGTCGGTGCAGAGCCGAAGTCAACGACAACGCAGAACGGACATCTGCTGACAACATTTAGCGTCGCAACGACAGAGCGCATTGGCAACGGCAACGAGCAGACAGAGTGGCACAACATCGTCACTTGGAGCAAGCTCGCAGAAGTCGCATCGAAATTTTTGCACAAAGGCTCGTGCATACTCATACAAGGTCGCTTGCGCACACGAAATTATCTCGATAACAATAACGTCAAACACTATGTCACAGAAATCATCGCAGACAGACTGCAACTGCTCGACAAGCGCAGCGACACCGGCACGAATGACGGTGCAGCAGCTTCGGGAGCTTTCACGGCAGCGAGCAATCAAGTCGAAGACGAAGTGCCGTTCTAAACACCCACGGCACGAGGAAAGCTCGCTGCAAGTCGAGTGTGTCAAGTGGTTTCGTCTGCAATACCCACAACTCGCACGCTTGCTCATCGCAGTGCCTAACGGCGGCGCACGCAACGCAGCGACGGGGCGCATTCTCAAAGCTGAAGGTGTAGTCGCAGGTGTCGCAGACTTGGTGCTGTTTGTCGCAGCGCACAATTATCACGCTCTGTGCATCGAGATGAAGACGCAGAAAGGGCGACAGCAAGACACGCAACGAGAATGGCAACGAGCAGTCGAAGCGCAACGCTACAAATACATCATTTGTCGCTCATCTGAGCAGTTTCAAAAAGAGATTTGCTCGTATCTGTGGGGTGCAGACATCGGTCTGTAACCGTCACTTACTAACAACTTTATTTTTTTATCAGTAATTGGTGCGTATCACGCACCAATTTTTTTATACTTTTGCCGTAGATTAGACAAGTTGTATCATTATGTTAGACGCAGATTTTCTAAATAACACAACTCGCAAGATGATAGAACTTGCGAGATTGCAACCGAATGAGGGTCAGTTGCCCGGCTTGCCGAAGAACCCACGAGAGATTGACAAAGACAAGTTCGAGCTGCTGAAGCAGAACTTGCGCAAGTACCCGAAGCTGCTCAAACATTGCACGCTGCTCGTGTATGCACTCGACGATGCAGAGACTAATTACATCATCATCGGCGGCAATATGCGCTATCTCGCACTCGCAGAGCTTGGCGAGCAACTCGCACCGTGTGACGTGATAGAGCGACCGACAGACGTTGAGACGCTGCAAGCCTATGTCGCACTGCACAACAGCTCGTTCGGTCGTTGGGACATGGACTTACTCGCAAATGAGTGGGACATCGACGATTTGCAGTCGTGGGGTCTTGACTTGGACTTCAAACTCGACGATGAGCCGACAGATGATGAGCTTGACGGTGACGATAGAAAGAAGCCGTTCACAGCGAAGCTCACGTTCAGCAGCGAAACGATGTTGAAGAAGTTTATTAAAGAGCAAGAACAGATGCTTGCCGATGACTACGGCTGCACTGTCTCTTACAGCGGTGGTGAGTTATGAGATTGACAAAAGCATCAGCGAAAGCAGTGCGCTATGCGTGTATGCACTTCCACTATGCGAAAGCGGTGCCGGTGAACACGCTCGGCTACAACATCTATAACGACAACGACGAATGGTGCGGTGTAGTGCTATTCGGCAGCGGCTCTAACAACAACATCGGCAACGAGTACAAGTTGAAGCAAGGGCAAGTGTTAGAGCTTGTGCGTGTCGCTCTCAATGGTAAGCAGTCATGCACATCGCAGTGCGTCTCTATGGCTCTGAAAGCTCTGCGCCGTGACTGCCCATTATGTCGGCTCGTGGTCTCTTATGCAGACTGCGACCAAAATCATCTCGGCACAATCTATCAAGCGACGAATTGGCTCTATGTCGGCACGATGATGCAGAACGAACATGACAGTTCGTGGATAATACACGGCAAGCGTTATCACGGTCGCATTATAAGCGATTGGGTGCGTAATAGGGGGGGGTTACAAGGACTTACACGTTTGCAGTTCTTACAGAAATACTATGACAGTAACGCAAAGCCGTACATCACGAAAGGTAAGAGAAAATATCTCATGCCAATGGACAAGGCGATGCGCAGACAGATTGAACCGCTACGCAGACCATACCCGAAAGACGATGCAGATTGGCACAAGATAGACCGCTCGCAGTTCAAGCACAATGACACATCGTCTCAACAATAAACGAATATAGCACTATATCATGTAATCATAGTGTAATAGTAGATAATAAATAATATAGCACAATATTATGGCACAGATTTACCCCGACATCAAGCGTCTCTTCGATAGCGTCACGACCGGTCGCACACCGAAGTACACACCGCTCGACATCATCAGAGAGTTCTGCGAGTATGTTGAGAGTTTGCGCAACACACCGCTCGAAGTCGAGACAGAGTATCGTCAAAGCAGCGCATCAGGCGAGAGCAGCGCACGCAAAGCGCAAGTGCGCAAGCAGCGATTTGACCGACCGCCGAAAGTGTATGACTTCGTGGTTCGGTGGCTCGGCATGAGCGAGAGTTGGTGGCGAATGCTCGGTACACTGAAGCGACACAGCAAACTCTTCTTGACGGTCAAAGAAAAGATTGAGCGTTACTGCTACGACTGCAAGTTCGACGGCGCAGTCATCGGTGTTTACAACGCAAGCATCATCGCCCGTGACCTGGGTCTCAAAGACCGTGTGGAGTACGAGACAACAAAGAGCGAAGACAACATGACGCTTGAAGAAATCAACGCAGAGATTGCACGCTTGCAGAAGCTCGACAGCGCAGCTCACACCGACGGCTCGCTTGATGATGCAGACGATGAGTTGTGACGCAGTTGTGACATCACATTTGACAGCGAGCTATGGCACGACGTTCACACATAGAGATACGAGAGCGGTTGATGCAGTTGAGACAAGCGAAGCTACGTCTCGAAGCACCAACGACGTTCTCGTGCTTTCTCGGCTATGTGAACCCGAAGTATGAGCTTGAATGGTTTCACAAGCTCATCGCAGACTACTGTCAGATGCTGCTCGAAGGCAAGATAAAAAACTTAATGGTCTTCGTGCCGCCGCAGCACGGCAAGAGCGAGATTGTGTCTCGCAACTTCCCTGCTTGGGCATTGGGCAAGAACCCCGACTTGAAGATAGCCGGCTGCTCATACTCGGCTGACCTCGCAGAGCAGTTCTCTCGCTCGATACAGCGCACGATTGACAGCAGAGAGTATCAGCGCATCTTCCCGGACACATTTCTCGCAGGCAAGAACACAGAGATTGATAGTCGTGGCTATCTGCGGCAAGTGTCGCTATTCGAGACTGTCGGTCATCGTGGCTTTTACAAAGCCGTCGGTGTCGGCGGCTCATTGACCGGCACACCGGTTGACATCGCAATCATTGATGACCCGGTTAAAGATGCAGCGGAAGCGTACAGCTTGACGTATCGTGCGAAAGTGTGGGATTGGTACAACACAGTTCTCACAACACGTCTGCACAACAACTCACGACAACTGTTCATTATGACACGTTGGCACGACGATGATTTAGCAGGGCGACTGCTGAAGACAGAGCCGCAAGAATGGACTGTTCTCTCGATACCGGCTATCTGTGAGCGTGAGCATGACGGCTCGTTTCGCAGCGAGCGCAAAGTTGGTGATGCGCTGTGGCCGTCACATCACGACATCAACAAGCTCAACAAGCAGCGTGAGCGTGCGCCACGAGAGTTCAACGCACTCTATCAGCAGCACCCGGTCATTGAGGGCGGCAACATCGTCAAGCGTGATTGGTTTCAGACAATCTCGCTCGCAGAGTTCACTGCGCTGCGCTTCAATGAGCCGATGCACTTCTATCTCGATACTGCTTACGGCAAGAAGAAGCCAGCGAGCGACAACGACCCATCGGGCATTCTCGCAGCGTGTCGCATCGGCAAGAACCTCTATCTCT